AACTCAGATTCTTTAACATCACTCAAAATCGAATCAGAAGACGATTTTCAAAATAATCATGTAAATGATACAACTTGGGAGTATTCAGCAAAAACACCAGGTAGTTGGGGAAATGGATTAAAAGTCTGCACAATTGACTCAATGGCAGACCAAATCATCACTGGTATTGGTACTACTGCTATAGTTACCTCAGTCGTAAATACAGTAGCAACTAAAACTGGTGATATTGGAATTGGAACAGATATCATTACTGGAATCACAACTTCACTCTTAACAGTTGGTGATACTGTAGTAAATGGTAACTTTACAACTGGAACAACAATTGCTTCGATTGGATCTAGTGCTCTTACCGTAAGTACAACCTCAACCAACACTGTTTCATTAAACGGTCAGACAATTGTATTTACGCAGACAACTCTAATTTCAACACCAACCGATGTTCGAGTTGGATATGCAGTTACTCAGAGATTAGATTCTTCTTTTGCATCTAGTGGAACAGTAACAACTTATGATGGTTTCATTAGAGGTATTATTACCGAAGTTGGTGTACAGCAGATTTCGATTAAAATTGTAGATAGAGTTTCATCTTCTGGGGTAAGAGAGCAAATTGAGTATAAAAATCCAGGAGATGGAGTAAACGCATTCTCCTTTAGAGCATCCGAAGCAATTAATGTTGTTACTAGTGCTGGAATCACAACAAATACATTCACATCAGGTTTAGGTAGAAAAGATTGGTACGACCAACAAACATTAGGTATTACTAATGCATCTATTTTTTGGAGATCGATTGCACCAAGACCAAGCACTTCACAATATACTGCAGAAAGAAGTGGAAAGAACGATCAAATTCACGTAGTTGTTGTAGATGATACTGGTAAATTAACTGGTTCATCAGCAAACGTTGTTGAAAAGTATCTATTCTTATCAAAGGCATCAGATGCTAAGATTAGTCCTTCACAAGCAATTTACTACAAGGATTATATTTCATCAAATTCTGAGTATGTTTACACTGGAGTGGCAAGAGCAACAGTAGCAACCAATTTTGTCCCTGGTGCTGGAAATTCATTTACTCTTGATACTGCTTCTTGGGGAGAAATTGCTCAGTCCAATTCTTTTGTGACCAATGGAAATAAATCTTATACTCTATCCTCTGGTGTTGATTATTCAGCACAAAATGGAATGTCACCATCACTAGCAAGTATTGTTAGTGGATATAACACATTTAGTCAACCATCAGAATACTCCATAGATTATCTAATCTGCGGTCCTGCTGGTGGAACTACAATTTATGAATCCCAAGCAAAAGCATCTGCACTAATTGCTATTGCAGAAGAAAGAAAGGATTGTATTGCAGTAATTTCTCCTTTTAGAGATGGTATTGTAAACCAACCAAATTCCACAACACAAACAAATAGAATTATTGAATTCTTTGAACCACTAGCATCAAGTTCTTATGCAGTTTTTGATACTGGTTATAAGTACACATTTGATAGATTCAATAACAAGTTCCTCTACTTAGCATGTAATGCAGACATTGCTGGATTAATGGCAAGAACTTCTGACGAGAATTATCCATGGTTCTCACCAGCAGGTGCAGCAAGAGGTTCTATTAATAATGCAATCAAACTTGCATATAATCCAACCCAAGCACAGAGAGATTTACTTTATTCTAAGAGAATTAACCCAATCATTGCTTCACCAGGACAAGGAATTATCTTATTTGGTGATAAGACCGCACTGGGTTATGCATCTGCATTTGATAGAATCAATGTTCGTCGTCTATTCCTTACACTTGAAAAGGCAATTGAAAGAGCAGCAAGAACACAGTTGTTCGAGTTCAATGATGAAATTACAAGAACAAACTTCATCAACATTGTCGAACCATATCTCCGTGATGTAAAAGGAAAGAGAGGAATTACTGAGTTCTTAGTTGTTTGCGACGAAACAAATAATACCCCAGATGTTATTGATGCAAATCAATTCAAGGCTGACATTTTCGTAAAACCAGCAAGATCTATTAACTTCATCGGTCTAACTTTTGTTGCTACTCGCACTGGAGTTAGCTTCTCTGAAGTAGTCGGAACTGTGTAGTTTTAGTAATTCTTTAATTCTATAGAGGTAACCAACGATGTCAAACGCAACAAACAACACCCCATTATACAATACAAGAACTCTAAGTGATTTCAAATCTAGATTGGTTGGTGGTGGTGCAAGACCAAATCTCTTTGAGTGTGTTCTTGCATTTCCACAAGGTCTTTCCAACGTAGTGAGAGTTGATGAGGACTTTACTTTTATGGTAAAGGCAGCACAACTACCAGGTTCTAATGTTAACGTTATTGATATTCCATTTAGAGGAAGAAATTTAAAGGTAGCTGGTGACAGAACCTTCGATCCTTGGACAATCACTGTTATTAACGACACCAACTTCAAACTCAGAAATGCGTTTGAGCAGTGGATGAACTTCATCAATAGACATGATGATAATGCTGGTGTAATCACACCTTCTGCTTATCAAGTTGAAATGGTTGTTCATCAACTAGGAAGAGGTAATGTTTCCAATGGAACCAATGGACAATTGCCAGGAAATGCAGATAAAATTCCTGTGCTAAAGTCATATAAGTTCTATGGAACTTTCCCAACAAATGTAAGTCCAATTGAACTTTCTTATGATGCAGCAGACTCAATTGAAGAGTTTACTGTAGATTTACAAGTTCAGTGGTGGGATGCTCTAGATCCTAGCAGTGGAAATAGCATTCTTGGCACTTCCGAGACCACATAAATACTAGAAAGGTCTAGTATTTTTTAAAATGCCTAAATTATTTGGTTTTAAATTTGAAGGAGGGGGGGATGATGCAGATAGCATCGTTTCCCCTATTCCCAGAAATGAAGAAGACAAATCTGACTTCTATCTTTCTAGTGGTTTTTATGGACAATATGTAGATATTGAAGGTGTTTATAAAAACGAGCAAGATTTAGTTCGTCGATATCGTGAAATGGCACTGCATCCAGAATGTGATAGTGCCATTGAAGATATTGTTGATGAAGCAATTGTATCAGATTTAAATGACTCTCCAGTAGAAATTGAACTATCAAATCTGCCTGCATCAGATAAGTTAAAGCAAGCAATTAGAGATGAGTTCAAGTACATAAAAGAAATCATGGACTTTGACAAAAAAGCCCATGAAATTTTTAGGAATTGGTACATTGACGGAAGACTTTTTTACCATAAAGTAATTGATGTAAAAAAACCATCAGAAGGTATTAAAGAAGTAAGATATATTGACCCACTAAAAATTCGTTTAATTAGAAAGTTAAAGAATGATGGGAAAACTGGATTAGATAAAATTGCAAATAGTATTTACAACAGAGATAATACTATCAATTTCATAACTCCAGAAATTGAAGAATTTTATTTATATAATCCAAACATTACTTCTGGGATAGGTGGTAGTTCTGTTGGTCAAAATTTCAAACCAGACGCAAAGGCAGTAAGAATTGCAAAAGATTCAATTACTTACATAACTTCTGGATTAGTGGATAGAAATAGACAGACTGTTCTTTCATATTTACATAAAGCAATTAAAGCACTTAATCAACTTCGCATGATTGAAGATAGTCTTGTTATCTATAGACTATCTCGTGCTCCAGAACGTAGAATTTTCTACATTGATGTTGGAAATCTTCCCAAGATTAAAGCAGAGCAATATCTTCGTGATGTGATGAATCGTTATAGAAATAAACTAGTATACAATGCTGATACTGGGGAAATTCGTGATGATAGAAAATACATGGCAATGCTTGAAGATTTCTGGTTGCCTCGTCGTGAAGGTGGCAGAGGAACTGAAATCACAACACTTCCTGGTGGTCAAAATCTTGGAGAACTTGCAGATATTGAGTACTTCCAGAAAAAACTTTTTCGTTCATTAAACGTTCCAGAGACAAGAACAAATTCAAGTGGTGGATTTAGTTTAGGTCGTTCCTCAGAAATTCTCCGTGATGAAGTTAGGTTTACAAAATTTGTAGGAAGATTGAGAAAGAGATTTACTCTACTCTTCAATGATATGTTGAAGACTCAATTAATCCTAAAGAATATTGTAACACCAGAAGATTGGAATAGAATTTCAGATCATATTCAATACGACTTTTTATATGATAATCATTTTTCAGAGTTAAAAGAAACAGAACTTTTAAATGATAAACTAGCAGCAGTTGGAGCAATTGAACCATACCTTGGTAGATATTTTTCTGCACAGTATGTGAGAACCAAAATTCTTAAGCAGACTGATGCTGATATTATTGAAATTGATGGGCAAATCAAAAAAGAAATTGAAGAGGGAATTATTCAGGATCCAAAACTATTAAATCAACCTCCAGTTCCAGAGCAAGTACCACAACCGGAAGCAGGTGGTGGTGAAATGGGTCAACCAGTCATGGAACCTAATGCTGGGGAAATATAAATACCTTTAGTATACTTTTTTATTAAAAAATGGAAAATGTAATTGACATGATTGCGAATGATGCATCACCTTCAGAAATCAGTGATGGAATTAAATCCATGCTAATGCAGAAGGCAATGGAAAGAATTGAAACTATTAGACCATCCATTGTGAATCAAATGTTCGATTTAGAAACAGAAGAAGAGTGATATATAAAAATGAAATCATACAGACAGTTTATTTCAGAATCAATTAACATTGCTGGTGATTTCAATGGAAATCTATACATCAACTGGTTCTGAAAATCAATCAGAACCAGTTGGTGAATCTTTTTACTACAAGAAGTAATAATGGTAGATACACTGCTGCTTTTGATATGTTGTTAATTAAGAACGAATTATAAGAAATCATAAATAACTTATAAGGTCTTTATTATAACAATGCAAAGAACAAAAATAATTACAACTGAGATTGCGATGCCAACTACTGCTGGCACTGCATCAAGTATTAGTGAAGCTACTTGCGTAAGACTATATAACGGTTCTGGTGATGCTGCAACTGTAAGTATTTCTACTGCTGTTGGTGCTGCATCAACTTTAACATTCACAATGCCAAATGGAACTGTTGAATTCTTACAAAAACTTCCAACCGATGTAATTTTTGCATCTGCAAATACCGTTAAAGCAGCAAAAGTAGGATTTACCAACTAAGAACAATGAAACTAATCACAGAAGAAATAGAAAAGGTTAAAGTTATTACCGAAGAAAAGAACGGTAAAAAATCCCTTTTTATTGAAGGTATCTTCCTCCAAGCAGATAAACCAAACAGAAACAAAAGACTCTATGAAATGAGAACTCTTGAGAGAGAGGTTAAGAGATACAATGAGAATTTTATTCAGAAAGGTCGTGCTCTTGGTGAACTTGGACATCCAGATGGTCCGACTGTAAATCTTGATAGAGTTTCACATAAAATTTGTGAACTTTATAGAGACGGAAGCAACTTCATTGGAAAAGCAAAAATTCTTGAAACTCCAATGGGTAAGATTGCTGCCTCTCTCCTTGATGAAGGAGTAATGCTTGGTGTTTCTTCTCGTGGTGTTGGTTCATTACTTCCAACAAATGAAGGTTATTCAGTTGTTGGTGAAGATTTTATGTTAGCAACTGCTGCTGACATCGTTGCTGACCCATCTGCACCTGATGCATTTGTTTCAGGAATTATGGAAGGTAAGGAATGGGTTTGGGAAGGAGGAATTCTTCGTGAACAAATAGCACAGAAAACTTATAAGAGAATAAATACCCTAGTTGACCAAAAAGCACTTGATGAACAGAAGTTAAATCTGTTCCAAGACTTTTTATCAAATCTTTAATTTATAAATAAATATAGAATCACGATATAAGTAAAATCGGAGAGTTCAAATGTCCCGTGGTAAAAATTTACAAGAAATGGAAACAGGCAC